CACCACCACCGCCGCCGCCGCTTCCCGTCGAGCCGAATTCGGCGCCCGCGCCGCCGGTGCCGCCGCCGCTCGCACCGCCAGCACCGCCCGCGCCAGCGTCGCCAGCGCCGCCCGCCGTCGCGCCATTGGCGCCGGAAATGCCGACACCATCAACACCGTTGCCGTTCGGCCCGGCCGCGCCGCCGCCGCCGGTCGCGACGGTGCTCGGGTTTGAATCTTGATAGCCGCCCGTGCCGCCGGAAAACTTCGTCGATCCGACGCCCGAGCCTGCCGCGCCGCCCGCGCCGCCGTATGTCGTGCCGCTGGCGTCGCCCAGGACCGCGCCGGGTTGGCCGCCCTTTGCGAGCACAGTGCCGGTGCTGCTGAACCAAGTATCGCCGCCTGCGCTTGCGGGCTGGCCTTGGCTCCCACCAACACCGACCGAGTAATTGACGTTCGCGCCGACCGTGAGCGTGAGATTGTTGGCGCGCGAATAAGCGCCGCCGCCGCCGCCGAGGCCGACAAACGTGCCATAGGCTTGGCCGCCGCCGCCGCCGCCGCCGACGCACTCGACCTTGTTGCTGGCGTTATTCCAATCGCTCGGGACGGTCCACGACGAGCCCGAGGTCAGGACGACGACGGTCGTCACAGCGCGTCCGCTTACTGGTTCGGCAAGCGGATGTTGAAGGACGCGAGCGTGAAGGTGTTGCCCGACGTGACCGCTTGCGAGGCCGCGAGCGATCCGTTGGCGAGCAAGCGCGAGTTGACGCTATCGACCACGGCCCACTTCGCCGCGGTGCCCGACGCCGTCACGTTGCCGTCGGTGATCGCGGTCGAAGAAATCTGCCGCCCGTTCGGCGAGCCCGCCGCTGGCGCCCCGAAGGCGGTGCCGACGCCGAAGTTTTTGTTGCCGAGCGCATAGGTGCTCGTCGCATCGGTGAAGCTCGCCGGGTCTTGCGAGCAAATGTAGATTTTGTCCGCGAGGTTGTGGATCGCGTTGAGCCCGTTATCGAGCGCATAGTCGCCGACGACGTTTGCCATCGTTCAAGTCCTTTCCTCATGTCCATGAAAGCGCGACGCTGCCGCTGCCGCCTTGCGACGTGCCGATGCCTTGCAGGCCGTTGGTGATGCCACCGGCGCCGACGACGACGGTGAGAAAGTCGCCGGGCTTCGGCGCGCCGGGCGCGCCCGCGGTCCACGTGATCTGCGCGCGACCACCGTTGCCGCCGACGTAACCGCTATTCCCGGCCGCGCCGCCCGCCGCGCCGCCGCCCGGCGTGTTGGTCGTGCCGCCGCTCGCGCTGCCGGGTGTGCCCGCGGCCGACGCCGTGGCGCCGCCGCCGCCGTTAGCCGTAAGGCTTGCGACGCTTGAGCCGCCGCCATCGGCGCCCGCGATTACGCCGCTGCCGGACTGTTGCTTGCCCGATCCCGAGCCGCCAGCACCGCGCACGTCCGCGGTCATCACGTGATAGGGCGGCACGCCCCAGGTCGTCGTGCCGGGCGAATCGAAGTTTGCCTCGCCCTGCACGACGTAGGTCAGCCACGGCTTATCGATCACGGGGCTTGCGGTCGCGAGCGGGAAGGCAAGAAGGGCGAGGCGCCGGTCATTCGGCAAGCCGACGCGAAACGTGAGGGGCATCGCGCGCTCAATGCACGTCGAAAACCGCGCCCGCGAATTCGAGCACGTTCGATGTGGCGCCGCGCCAATGCCACAGATCGATTGCGCCGCTTCGCGTCGAAGGCTGTTGCGCGCCCGAGCTACCGCCCGGCCAATGGAAGGCGGCGTTCCACGTGATCGTGCGCGGCGTCGAGTCCTGCACGGTGCGTATCGGGTAATAGGCGCCTTCGACGACGTTGAGCGGCTGCGCCATCGTCGTGTTGCCGCCCGCGAGCGCCATCCGTGCGTTCGGGTTCGCGGACACATCCCACGTGGTCGTTCCTCCCGCGACATAGGGCAGATCGGTCGGCACGGTGAATTGCACGGTCAGCCATCCGCGCTGCACGTCGAGCCCGGTGATCGAGCCCGGCGCCCCAGGCGCGCCCGGCGGTCCTTGCGGCCCCGGCTGCAAAGCGACGCCCTGAATGACGGTGACGTTCGTAATCATCGCGTCACCCCTTCGAACACGGTGACCTGCCCTTGCATGATGATGCGCTGGTGTCCGTCGGCCATGCCGACGACATCCATCACGTAGGCCGCGGGCGGCACGATGCCCATGGTCGCGACCGGGACGTTGAAGTTGAAACGGTTGCCGCTAGTAAGCAGGCTTCCTTCGCCGGTCGAAGCGGTGATCGGCGCCGTCGCTTCATCGACCACGTGGCGAAGCGTCATTTTGAACGCGATGCCGTCGAGCGCGAGCGCGTTCATCGCGTTGTCGTAGAACGCGAGCCCGTCGATCCAATCTTCGTTGGTGCCGACCGCTATCGTGAGCGAGACGAGCGGCAAGATCAGAAGGTTCGTCGCCACCGCGGTCACCGCCAGATGATGTACATCATGTTGACGTTGCCCGGCCGGTTCTCGTTTCCGCCGAACGCCGCGATGCTCACGCTCGTACTCACGTTCAAATAGGGCTGCGTTTCGCCCTGCGGCACCGACACCGGGCCGCCTGGGCCCACGGTGACCACCGGCTGATAATTGCCGACGACAACCGGATAGCCGTCCGGCGAGGTCGCTTGACCGCTGCCGAACGAACCCGGATGGCCGTGCGACCTGACCTGATCGCCCTGTTTCGTGCCGACGTGATCGCCGCCGGTGCCGTCGCCGCGATCGGTGCGCGTGTTCGCGTCCGGATCGGCGCCGGTCGAGTGCGACCAGCCGCGAATGAACTGGCCGCGCAGATCGGGCACCTTGAACGTGCCAGCCCCGGCGTTGCCGTAGCGATTGCCGAGCACGGCATAGAGCTTCGCGTCGGTGGTCGTCGAAAGCGCCTGACCGTTGCACTCGTATGCGAGCGGCGTCGTGCCGCTCATGGGCGGCGTTTCGAGCGGCCAGATGTCGAGCGTGCCGGTTACACCGACCGCTGGTCCTGGCGCTGGCGGGGCGCTGCTGCCGCCGTTGATGCGGCACATCAACTGATATTCGGTGCCGTCGAAGATCGCGAGGATGATGCCGCCCGCCACGATGTCGCCAGCCACGAGCGGCGTGCCGTCCGGCCATTGCAGCGCGACCGCGGGCATCGCGTTCGCTTTCAGCGTGACCGCGCCGGTGCAGGTATGGCCGACCTTGACGATGACCGGATCGCCCGCCGCCTGGGTCGTGATCGCGGGCGAGAACAGCCCGACGATGTTGTTCGTCGTGCCGCTGTCGAGCGCATACGGAATCTTGATCGTGAAGTTGTTGATGGTCGTGTCGGACGTGAATCCGAGGAAGTTGGCGATCTGCCAATTCGAGCCATCGAAGATCAGGAAGGCAAGCTCGCCAGCCGCGAGGTCGCCAGAGTTGAGCACGGCGCCGGTCGCGCGTTTGATCGCGTGCGCGCCGAGCCCATTGACGTTGAGCGTCGAAGCGCCGGTGTTGCTGTTGGCGACCAACATCCGCACCGTCATGCCGGGATAGAGATGCGGCGGCGCCGGGTTGAGCGTGACGATGTAGGCGTTTGCGGTGCCGGTGTCGGCCGCGTATTCCTCGACCCACGGCGCGATCTGCATCGCCTTCCAAAGCTGCGCGAGGTCGCCGCCCGCGGCGCCGTCGGTGCCGCCGCTCGGCGTGATGCCTGCGCCGTTGATCGCGGCCACGATCTCGCGCATCGGTTCTTCGAACGCGGCGGCGGGCGGGATCGAGCCCGCGCGGCCGATGGATGGATCGCCGTTCACATACGGCGCGTTCGGGTCCGCAATGCCGTAAGGCTGTTGGTATCTCATTTCACGTCACCCGTATGAGATCGTCCCGAGGATCGGCAGGTAGCCGTTCGACGGCATCGACGTGTTTTCGAAGATCAGGTCGTGATGAATCTCGCCGGTCGCTTGCGAGATCGCTTCATCGACCCACGAGAAATAGATTTCTTGTCCCGGCGCGCCGCGGTCGTGAAGCATCTGATCGATGCTCGTTTCGATGGCCGCGCGCGTGGCTTGCGTGTCGGGATCGAGGTTGAGAATTTTCAGATTGATGGGGAAGCGCAGCGGCGCTTCGACGAAGCAATCCTTCACGGTCACCGGCCGCACCGTGTCGATGTATTGCTGCACCGCGATCACATCGACTTGCAGCGGAAAGCCGTCGTTCTCCGTCGCGCGCAGGTCGTCGCACATGAAGCGCACCGTGACGGTGCCGATGCCCATCTCTTGCGGATAGCACCACGCGCGCGTGACGCCCGGCACGGCGAGCGCCCATCGCACATAGTCGGCTTCGTCGCCGCCCATCGGCGGCTCGCGGATACGCTCAAGGATGCGCGCGCGAAGCTCGTCGTCGGTTTCCTGATCGGTGCCGCCGTCGAGCACTTGCACCGCGGCTTGCGGCGTGACGTTGGTCACCGGCACGACGAAGGACAGTGTATCGGCCGGATCGAGGTTGCCCGCCGATCCGGGATCGAGCGCGCGGATCGGGAACGATGTCGCGACCGTGCCGACTTCGGTCTGTGCCGTGACTTCGAAGCCGATGCCGGTCAGCGAGATCAGTTGCGCGCCGTTCGGGATGATGGCGCCGGGCGTGCCGGTCGCGAGCGCCGAGCCCTTGGAGAAGGTCGCGAGCTTGCGGCCGACCGTGCCGTCGGAATTCACGAGCCAGATTTCGCCGTGGCGGTCGAGCCATTCGGTTTCGGCCGTGTCCGGCAAAAGCTGCAACGAAAGCCAATCGATGTAGAGCAAGGTCAGATGCGCGAGCGCCGCCATCGCATCGCTCACGACGCGCAACACGCTGTTCGGAATCAGCGCGACCGTGGTCAGCGCGGCTTGCACCGCGTCGCGCGTCATCTTGCGCACGTCCTTGAGCGTCGGCGTCGTCCAAGGCATTCGTTCATCCCGTTCCGATGTCGTCCCACAGCGATTGAAAGCGGAGCGCGACCGCAGGCTTCGGGCCGCGATAGATCACGATCTCGGCGACGATCTTGTTGTGATCGTTTCGGTCGCGTGTGACCTGCACGTCGTAACGCGTGGCGATTCCGCCGAGCACGAAGGGGTCGAGCGCTTCGCGGATGTAGCGGTCGATGCGGCCCACCGTGGCGCCTTCGCGCGAGCCGACATCGGTGATCTTCGCGCGCGACATGAGCCACAGGCGCGAGCCCAGGTCCCAACCGCCGTAAAGCTCTTGCGCGTCGAGATTGCCCCACCATCCGCGCCGGTCGTCGCTGTCGGGATCGGGCAGCACTTCACCCACGTCGGCGAGCCCGTCGGTGCCGAGCGCGACCGTGACCGCGGTCGCGAGCGCCTTCGTCTCGTCGAGTAAGCCGTTCGGGAGGATCAGCCAATCGAGCGTCGTCTGAATCGGATCAGGCGCGCGGACGATGACGAGCCGCGGATCGGGCATTTGCCTAGACCAGCGACGGGTCCTGCCCGTTCTTCACGTAAACGCCCTTCGACGGGGGCGCGATCTCGGTGAGCTTCGGCGAGAGCATCGCGGACAATTCGAGGTCTTTGTTCGGATCGTCCACGGTCTTGATCGGCGGGATATAGATCACCATCCCGTTGCCGGGATCGAGCATCCAGAGGATGACGCCCGGATACGTGCCGGGCGTCGCGGTCGGCGTCGCGACGGTCGTCGCCGGGTTATACTGCGCGAGGCATGGGAAGCGTTGCCAGTAAACCGACATCACGACGCTCCGTTCTGCTTTTGCTTTTGCTTTCGCTTCGCGATGGGCGCCGCGGCCATCTTGCGGTCGCTTTCGGAGATCACCGCGAAGACTTTTTCCGACGGCCCGTCCACGGTCAGGACTTTGTGCGACGCGCTTTCCGAGCCGAGATAGACCTTGCCGCCTTTCATCGTGACGCTCATGTCGCCGTATTGCAGCTTCGTCTTGCCGTTGGTGAACAGCGCGTGCGCGTCGCCGCGCTGCACGTGCACTTCCTTGTCGGTGTTCACGACGATGCGGTCGCGCGCGATGTAAACCTGTTGCCCCTGATCGTCGTGATGGACGACTTCGCCTTCTTGCAGGTTGTTCGGCCGGAAGCGCCGGTCGGCCACGACCACCGCGACGCCATGTGAGCGGTTGCCGCCGACGTGCATCACGAAGGCTTCGGCGCGCCGTTTCTTGCCGCCGCCGGGCGCCGCGCCGGTCGTGCCGCCGCCGCTGCCGGTCGTGCCGCCGCCATCGTCCGTCGGCTTCTTCGGCCGTGCCGTGAAGCCATACGGATGTGCGTGCTCGATTGTCGGCCCCTGCGCCTCGCCGTGCAGGCCGCGCAGCGTCAACGATTGCATGAGCGGGGAGTCGTCGGTGTCGTCGAGCGTGTGCCGCGAAGCGGCCAGATAGAGGCGGTCGGACGTATCGCGGGCACTCCCACGGCGCATGATTTGACCTTTCGGGTTTTAGTCGGGGCCGGTGGGGACCGCCGTGTTGACCGATCCAGGGTTGGGCGCGTCGGGCGCGCCGATCTGCGGCTCGCCGCTCAAGCCTTGCGGCAGGCAACATTCGACGTTGGTGATCGTCCCGGCTTCGCTGTTCTGAATGTGCGTCACGCCGCGGATGCTCAACGTCATGCTGTCGGTCGGAAACAGCATCGGCGAATAGATCGTGACCGACTCGCCGATGTGATCGATCCACAGCGAACCGTCGTCGCGCAGCCATCCCGGCACGGTGATGTTCGCGTCGATCACGTCGGCCTTGACCAGCGCGCCTTCGTGATGCGCGTACATGCCGAGCCCTTGCACGCTGTCGGGCATCGGGCCTTGCAAATACATCGGACGTTGGACGGGATCGCCGAAGCCGCCCATCTGCACGGTCGTCGAGATGTCGCGCGCGTCGTCGCCCCACCGCTCGTCTTTGCCGTAGTGTTGGGTAAAGGCTTGGATGCGGTAATAGTCTTCGAGAATGTTCATCGTGACCTGGGCGGCCTGGATGTTGCGGCCTTCCTGCAATTGGGCGATGGCGCTGCCGCCTTGCGCGCGCGAGCCGAGAAGGTTGCCCATTTCGTTGTCGCGAAGATGCAGGTCGCGGCAGGCCGCGAGACGGCCGACGAATTGGTGAATCGTCTCGCCGAGATGCGTGCTGACCCGGTCGAAGGGCAGGTCGGCGCCGGGGCAATTGCCGAAAATCTTGAAGGTGACGCCCATCGGGTTGGTCGCCCAATTCGCCATCTGTGTGATGGTCTGATCCTTGAATTCCTTCGGCGGCACGCCCGCGTTGAGCCGCGTCGTGATCGAGCTAACGACGACTTCGACGCTGTGCGTGTTCGCCGTGTAGCTCGCCTGCCGCACGGTGATCGGCCCCGAGATGCAAAGCTGCCCGGCGAGGGTGCCGGTGCCCATCATGCCGATGGCGAGCCGCAGCGACTTCCAGCCGTGCTTGAGGTCGCCAAGCTCGGCGACGCGCAGCCGCATGTGCGAGATCGGATTGCCGAAGCGGCGGTTGATCTCGACCGACTCCCAAAAGTCGAATTTTTGCGAGCCGATGGTGACGACGGCCGTTTCTTGCGGCTTGGGCATGTCAGGCCGAAAGCACCCGCCCGGTCGGCATCATGAAAGCGGGATGCACCGGATGGTTCTCGTCGATGATCTCTTGCTCGCGCGACGCGTCGCCATAGATGCGGTTCGCGATCCACAACGCGGGCTCGCGCTCCGGGAAGGCGTACTGCACGACGCGCGGCAGCGGCAGCGCTCGCGTCGCGAGATCGTTCACCGTCGCGCCGTGCAGGGCGACGAGCGCGCGATAGTTGATCGTGTCCTTGATGTCGGCCGCGAACGTCTCCGACGGATAGAACGCCTCGCCGACGCGTTCCATGTAGCGGTCGATCTCGTCACGGCTTTTGAAGTCGGTGACGGAAAGAACAAGGCACTGCTCGATGAGCGCGAAGCGGATGATGACGACCGCGATGATGACGGCCGAAAGCGACACCGGCCGCTCGGCTTGCGTCTTGAGCCGCATGGTGTCGAGCGCATCGAAGGTCGCGCCCGCCTGTTGCGCGAGCGCAAAGCAATTGGCAATCGCCGCCGGTGCGGTCGCGGTCTGGATCGAGATCGCCGCGTTCGCCGCGAGGTCGCCGCACGCGCGGCGCAGCGCGGCGCCTTGCGTGCCGGTTTGCGTCGGGATGGTGCCGAGCAAGTTGACGAGCGCGCGTTGCAGGATCGCCGCGGCTTCTTCCGCTTCGTCGAAGACTGTCATTGCGTCGGTACGTCTTGAGTGAACGCGTTGGCGAAGGTGTTCGCCGCATCGGGCCACGGCGGCGGCTGGAACGGCAACGGTTGCCACGCGGTCGCGAGCGCGTCGGTCGCGCCGTTCTGCGCCGCGTTCGTCGCGTCGGTCGCCGCCGCTTGCGTCTGCCCTTGCGTGTCGGTCGTGACCGCGGTCGTGATGTCCTGCCCGGCCTCGACGAAGGTGATGTCAACGTCGCAATAGCCCCCGCGCTCGCGCCGCTCGGTGAAGCGGTACGTATCGACGAGCACCTGTTGCACCGACATCGTCGGAAGAAGGAGCGCGCCGGGTCCTTCGACTTCGAGCGCCGCTTGCAACGCGTTGCGCTGATCGGAGTAGTCGAGCCCGATCAGATACGCGGTGATCTGGAAATGCCGGGCGCGGCGCCCGAGGTCTTCGGTGTAGGGGATGTCGCGGTGCGCGAATTCGTGCGTGACGACGCGGCGACCGCTGTTGAATTCGCGAACCTCAATATGGAATTCGACGCCGCGGAATGTCGCGGGCCATAGCTGTTGATGCCAATCCATCGCTCATTCCTGGGACGCGAGCGGATTCTTGCCGGTCGGCAGATAGTGTTGCTTGTGCAGCCAATGCGGCCCCGCGCGTTCCTGCGCCGCCTTGCTGTGCAGATCGATGGTGACGTAGGCGTTGCGGAAGCGCTCGTCGAAGCCCGGCGGATGGAAGCGGTCGCCCTTGCGGTCGCGATTGACGCCGGTGAGCCGGTCGCCCATGCGCCTGCGGTTGATGTCGGAAGCCGCCTTGCCGCCGGTGTCCGAAAATTCCTCTCCCACGAAGCGCACGGGCTGCGCCGAGCCGCGCGGCCACGGCGCCATTTCCGACGGCGTCCAAGGCGTCGCGGTCTGCGGCGCAGGCGTCGCGGCTTGCTGCGCGGCTTGGCGATATTGGTCGAGATGATCGCGGTAGTAGCGCGCCCACTTGTAGCGGTTCGCCATGTTGGCCGCCGCCGGGCTCGGCCGCAGATAACCAGAGGTGAAGATGCGCGCGGCTTCTTCCGCCGACCGCGCGTGTATCATGCCCTGCCAAACCTTCGGGTAACGCGTCTTGAGGTTTTGAATCAGAAATTCGTTCTGCAAAGCCGGATTGCGCCAATCGGCGCCGGGATGGTTCGCACGCAACCAACCGGCATAATGATTCCATTCCTCGCCGCCTTCCTGCCACAGCCCATGGGCGAAGCCAGCTTCGGTGCCGCGATAGCGCGGCTGATCGAAGTGCCGCAGGTTCGGGTTGAGGCTCGACTCCTGCACTGCGCTCCCGAGAAGCCCGGCGACGCCGAAGTCCGACATCCCGGCCGCGCGGAATTGCGAAGCGATGCCGCGGGCTACTTCGTCGCGGCCCGGCGACTTCATCGGCGTGCCGCCGCTGGTCGGCGCAATGGTGCCGCCGCCGCCGTCGCGCGTCGCGCCGCCGCCGCCGCCGCCATCCTCATGCGGTCGAGCCCCGCCGCCTGGGAAGCTCGGGGCGCCGCCCGGCGCGCCACCTGGGGCACCGCCTGGGGCACCGCCCGGCGCGCCGCCAGCACCCGCGGCGCCGCCGATGCCGATGCCGAGAAATTCGCGCCACGCCTGCAACGTGCCCGCCTTGTTGCCTTCGATGATCGCCTCTTTCGTGTGCCGCTGGATGTCGGTCGGGTTGAGCTTCGTGGACGGCGAGCCGCCGGTGAGGCCAGCCCCGGCGCCGCGCATCGACTCGCCGAGCGGCATCGGCGCAAGCCCGTGCTCTTGCCGGTACGAGTCCGACATGTCCTGCCACTTCTTCGCGATGAAGTAGGCGGCGCCGCCCGCCGCGAGGATCGCGAGAAGCCACGGCGGCATTCGGAGCAAGCCGAGCGTGCCCACGATGCTCGCGAGATTGCCGACGAAGCCGAGCGCCCAACCGCCGAACCGCAGGCCGATGATGAGCGCGATGGCGGCTTTCCAGCCGATAGTGCTTTGCACGACATTGTTGATCCAAAGGAAGATGTCCTTGAACCATGCCAACAGCGCGCGCAGCCCGTTCGGGTCGCTGATCCATTTCGCGACCGCCGCCGCCGCCTGTTTGATCGAGTCGCGGTTCTCGTCGATCAGCTTCGTGAGGTCTTCCGACATCGCCTGATAGATCGGCGCAAATTCCGAGCCGATGTATTCGGCGACGCCTTGCAGCGTGCCCTTCATGTGAAGCCACGCGTCTTCCGCTTCCTTCGCCTTTTCGGCCCAATTCGGCCCGAGCAATTTTTCGTTTTCCTTGATCTGCGCGAAGATCGCGCGCAGGTCTTCTTTCCAGATGTTTTGAAAATTCTGCGGCAGCGAGAACGCTTCGAGGATCATGCGCCGCGCCTTGGGATCGGATTCCCGCTGCACGCGCTCGAAGACCGCCATCAACTTATCGGCCGGGTCCTTCAAACCGCGCAGTTGCCCGGCGAGATCGCGCACCGCCGGTTGCCGCTCGAAGAACGCCATGAGCGGGCCGGTGTTCTGCTTGAACGCGGCGATGCGGTCGTAAAAGCCGACGAGCCCGGCGTTCATCTGTTCGGTCGTGACGTGGAAGCGCGCGCCGAACGCCTGAAACCGATGCACTTGCTCCGCGGTCATGCCGACCGCTTTGCCGGTCTGCACCATTTCCTCGCCCGCGGCGGAAAAGTCGCGCACCGCCTTCGTGAGTGCCGCGATGGCGCCGCCAACGGTCAGGGACGTGATGCCGATGGCTTCGAGCGCGGGCGCCAAGCCCTCGCGCAGCGTGTCCGCAGCGCGGCCGAACGCCTCGCGCACTTCGCCGAACGCCTTGCTCGCCGACTTGCCGGTCGCTTCGCTTTGGTGCTGCGCCTCGCGCGACTTCTTCACCCACTCATTGAAGACCGGCGAAAACTTATCGACGACTTCGAAGACAAGCCGCAGGGTGTCGGCATCGTTTGCCATGGCCTATCTCGCCGCCGGTTGCAGGTCCGGCCCGACCCGGCCGCGGTTGACCGTGATCGAGTCCACGCCCGCGCCGGGCTGCGCCATGGTCGCGACGCCGCGCGGGAAGCCTTTGAGATCGAGATAGAGGTTCGTCGGCGGCGAGCCGGGCGGCGCGACGTGCTGCGCGACCGTCGGGTTGACGGGCGCCTTGTCGCCGGTCATCTGGATTTGACTCGGTGCGGTGACGCCCCAGGCGCGCCGCCAGCTTTCATGAAGCCCGGTATCCCACGTTCCGGCGACCATCGCGCTCGACGGGCCGAAGTCGAAGTGCATCAAATCCATCGCGCCATAGGTGCCGCCGGGGCCGAGCCTGCCGCTGAAATAGCCGCCCCACCTGAAATTGCCGGTGAGGCCCGGATACATGTTCTTTTGAATCTCGCGCGCCTTGTTGGCGAACGCCTGATAGGTCCGAAAGGCCGCCGGGTTTTGATACCAAGGCACCTTTCGCCCTTGCGCGTCGTACAGCGCGACATCCGCGGCGACGTGTTGCGAGTGGAAGCCTTGCGAGCCCGCGCGATAGCCGCTTTCGAGCTTCGCGGTCCAACCGGACGGAAGATACTTCGACGTTTCGCGCAGGATCGACACGAGCCGCGGATCGACGCCGCCCGCCTTGACGCCGAAGCGCTCGGTGCCGGGTGTGCCGGGCACGGTCGCATTGTTGGCGCCTTGGTCGTTCGCGCTCGGCGGCGCGCTCGGTTCCGCGTTCGGCGCCGTGCCCATGGTCGCGCCCGGCGGCGGGCTCGGGGCGCTCGGGCTCGCGCCGTCGAGCAAGCCGCCGAGGAACGCGGGCGCGCCAGCGCCGCCCTTGCCGCGGCGATCCTTGTTTTCCGCCTTGATCTGATCGAGCGCGTCGCGCACGCCGCTCGCCGTATCCTCGCGGAGCTTCTTCTTCACTTCCGAGCGATCATCGTAGAAATATTCGCTCCACGTCATTGGTCGGGACGTTCGCTTTTTCGCGGCGTCGATTTCTTCCTCATAATATTTGCGTCGCGCGGCGCTTCGCTCCGCGGGGCTCATTTTTTCCCATTGCTCGTCGGTTATCTTCTGCTGATCGCGCGGGTAATTCGAATAAGGGTTCAAACCTTTGAGCAACGGGACCGACGCGAGCGCGCCGAAAAGAAGGCCGCCGCTCATGATGCCGCCGCCGCCGAACCATCGCGCGCGGCGCGCGGCATTGGCGATGCCGATGGCCCGCGCGATGCCCCTGATCGCGCTCCCGAGGTTCAAGAAAAAGCCGATGACCTTGATGGCGATGATGGCTTCGATCAGCGTCTTCCAGCCGCCGAGCAATTGCGCGCCCTTGTCGAGCCATCCGACGGCGGCCTTGATGTCGTGCAGGATGGCCGGAAGGCCGTCGGGGTCGGTCAACCACTTGCCGAACGCGGCGATTGTGTCGTGAATTTCCTTCTTGTGGGTCAGCGCCCAATCCGAGATCACTTTCGCCAATTCGCGATAGACGGGCGCAAGCTCGGACCCGAGCATCATGATGATCTGTTGCCATGTGTCCTTGAGGTCGAGCCACGCTTCTTCGGCCTCCTTCGCTCGCTTCTCCCAATCCGGCCCGAGGATGCCTTGCGCCTTGCGCACGCGCGCGACGATCTTCTCAAGCTCGGCTTCGTCGAGGTTCGCAAACCCCTGCGGCAAGCCCGCCATCGCGAGCACGGCGCGCTTGTCGGACGGCCGCTTCATCTCCATCACCTTTTTGATGGTGATGCGGAAGGCGTCCATGTTGTTCGTCGTCGCCTGTAGATCGCGGGAAAAATCCTGCAAATAAATCTGCCCGGAGAGTGCGCGATAGAGGTCGCCGGTGTGCTGGCGCATCCCGGCCATCTTGTCGGCGAAGTTGACGAAGCCCGAGGCCACTTCGTCGGTCGAGATGTGGAAGCGCGCGCCGACGCCCTCCCATACGCGCATGTCGGCGGCGGCGACGCCCGCGGCCTTGCTCGCTTGCGATAGCTTGGTGATCGACTCGGTGAAGTCCTTGACGCTGCCCACGACCGCCGCGATGGCGCCCCCGAGCGATAGGACGGAAATGCCGAGCGCCGTCAAGCCGGGCGTGATCGTGCCCTTGAGATCGCGCCCCATCTTCTGAAAGCGGCCGTGCAATTCCTCGAAGCCCTTGAAGCGCTCGCGCGTGCGCATACCGGATTCTTCCTGTATCGCGCGCATGACGCGCAGGAAGTCTTGCATGTTGCGCTTGAATTGATCGTCGAGCTTGATCGGGATCGTGACGTTTTCCGTCGGCATTTCATTCCTCTTGCGACGGGTCGTTGTAGTCTTCGAGCCGCTTCACGGTCGCGGCGTACAGTGTCTCGACCGTGTCGGAGTCCATGTTGAGGAAGGGCACCGGGTCGGTCTTGAAGATCAGGCCGAGGTCGATGCAAAGCGCGGTCAAACGCTCCCCGGCACCGGGACGAAAAAAGGCGCGACCATCCACGCGCACGCGACCCAATCGCGCGGGTCCATCTGTTGCACCGACGAGACGGGAATCTTCGCGAGCGCCGAGATCATCGCCGTCATCTTGCGTTCGTCGAAGGTGATGCGCGGCGGGTCCGAGATCGGATCGAAGATCACCGGGTTGCCTTGCTGCACGATGTCCATGCCGGTCGGCTTGCGGAAGACGATTTCGGTGACTTCGTTGCCGTAGGCTTGGATCGGCGACGCGAGCTTGTGCGTGCGCGGCGGCTCGGGCGTCTTCTCGGCTTCCGGCCGGTCGAGCGTCTTGTCGGTGGCTTCGAGCGTGTGGGTGCGCGGCATTTCGTTCATTTTTTTCCTCCGGGGGTTGGGCGCGAGCGGCGCCTTACGGCGCAAGCTCGTCGCACGAGATTCCTTCGAAGCGCACACGGGTCAGGCCGTCGTGCGTGTTCAATTCGAACGCGGCGCGGCACCATGCCTGCCGCAGCACGTAGGACCGGCCGTTCGCGAGATCGGCTTGGATGGTCGAGTTGATGATCGCGCCGACCGTTTCGATGGAAAGCGCCGGGTCGAGCGTCACGTCGCCTTCGATGAACGGCACGCGCGGCAACTCCGAATAGCCGTGCACGCGATCTTGCCCCGCAATGCCGGTGCGCTCGACCGGCGACGGCGAGACGGTGAAGTTGCCGCGCAAGGGATACTGATTCCCATCCACGGAAAGGAAAGCGATGCCAGCGACGCGGACGCCCATGATGCACTCCTATGGTTCGGATGGAGGGACGCGGCGCCGGTCAGCCGGTGACGGCGGTCACGGACGCGTCGGGATATTGCAGCCGGAATTGCGCGAGCACCGCAAAGATGCGCAGTTGATTGATGAGGTCCGGCGGATAGAGCACGTTCACCCGGTTCGGGTTTTGGTCGTCGCGCTCGACGATCAGATTCGCCTTGAACGCGCTCGTGTTCTCCACGAGCCCGTCGAATTGGTCGGTCGCGTATTCCGCGATCAACTCGCCCTTGATGATCTTCGGCGTGACGATGGCCTGCCCGACGCCGAAGCGCGTGTCGTCGTCGGCGAGCTTGTGCCGCGGGTACTTCGACGTGATCGCTTGCTTCTGGCGGCGGAAAAGCGTCGAGAGCGTGAACAGCGTCGTCGCCAATTCATACGCGTCGTCGCTTTGGTTGTAGATGTTGACCTGATAGGTGGTCGTGTCGCGCAGGATCATCACCAGCCCGTTCGGATCGACCGACTGCGTCGCGAGGCCCGACGACGCCATGTCGTTCAATTCGAGAAGCACGAAGCGCAGATGCTTCGGCGCAGGCTTGATGCCTGCCAATTCGAGCGTTTGCAGCGGGCGCGCCGGATCGTTGGTGAACGCGCGTGCCGCCTTCGCGCAGTAGGCCGCCGCGCATTCCCACATCGGCGACGGCACGTCGGGCTCGAAGGCCATGACGGTGAGCGTGCCCGCGTTGTTGGTCTGCCCCCACGTAATCATGTCGGAGAAGATGGCGCGGTACGCCGAGAAGACCATGCCGTAAAGCTGGCGCATCCAGCCCCACCGGCCGGTGTCGCCGAAGCCGTACTCGGCTTCCCACGCGTCGAGCGACGCGGTGTCGGTGAACGGCATCGCGACGTAGTCGTAAATCTCGTCGCCGAGATTCGCGATGGCGTTGGTGAAGTCGGGCATCCCGGCGCCGTTCGCCATCGCCGTATAGGTCAGCGTGAGGCCGGGCGGCAGCGCTTCGCCGCCGCGCGTGCCCAGGTAGCTATCGCGAAGGTCGATGTCGTTGCCGGTCGCGCCCTTCCACTTGCAGGCCAGCGTCACCGTGTCGGTCGCCGCCGTTGCGGTCACCGGCATCGTCGCAATCGCGTTGATCGCCGCCGCCATGCTCGTGGCGACGATGGCCGCGGTGTCGGTCGCGCCGACAAGAACCTGCGCACGTTGCCCGCCGATGTAGAGCGAGATGATCCCCGCATCGCTCGGCGGCGCGCTGACCTGAATCGAACCGCCTGCGGCGAGGGAAGCGACCGGATCGGCGAGCGGCAGGCCATAGACGATCTGCCCGAGGTTGTTGTCGAAGAACCGCGCGAACATGCGTTCCAGCATCGACCCTTCGCCGAACAGGTTCTTCGCCTGGGCGAGCGTGCCGATGGCAACCGGCACATCGGGCGGCGCGGACCCGGCCGGAAGCATCTGCCCGACCACGAGCGCGGGCGGGTTGAGCGTGAGCGTACCGGCTTGCGAGGGATCGACTTCGAGCCAGTAGAGCGGCAGGCGCCAATTCGACGGGAAGCTGTTGAAGCTGACAGGCATGGTTCATTCTCCCTCGCACGAGTGCGCGGTTGCGGGATTGCAGGGGATGGGGAAGACGGAAGGCGCCTAGCTCTTGCGCTTCGTCGCGGGCGCGTCGGCGTGGGCGTGCTCGGGCGCGGCGAGCGCGGGCTTCTTCTGATCCTCTATCGCCACGTCCTTGTCGCGGATGCGCCGGATCGTGAATTGGTCATACGGCCAATCCGCATAGGGCTTGTCATCGCTGAAACCGGCGCGGGTCAGCGGATGCTTGATGTGCTTGCGGACGTTGTCCTTGAGCGGCCGGACGCGCACTGTTTTCGTCGTCATGGCTTTCTCGTCCTGTTTCGATGTCGTACTGGCGGATGATCGGCGGCGCCTGTCCCGGCGCGTGCTGCTCGGTGACGATGACCGTCGTGAGATCGTCGGGCACGCGCGGCGCCCATTCGGTGCGGAAGTCGAGCACCATTTCGATCTGCAATTCGGCAAGCGGCGTCTCGCCGACGCGAGTGAAGACGAGCTTGCGGTCGAGCGACACGAAGCCGACGAGCTTGGTGAAGCTCGGATCACTCAATAGCGCGGGGAGAATCTGATTGGTGATCGTGTCGAGATTGACCAGCAATAGCTCGTCGTCGCTCTGCGCGACGCTCGCCGAGTAGCCGAGCGTGAGCGTGTGATTGAAGCGCGGGTTGCCCGCGTATGTGTCGCCTTCGGCCGCGGCTTGCTCGCGCAGGATATAGACGCCGAGCCGCGGGAGGTCGCCGGGCTCGACCGTGAACATCGGCGTCTTCTTCACGGTCTTGAAGCCGGGCAGCGTCGAAACGCGCGCGAAGACTTCATCGTAGATCGCGAGCGCATCGGTGCTCATGATCCGGCCTTGCGATAGGGCGTCGGCGTCACCGGCGGCTGTTCGGGCACCGGCGTCGGCGGCGGGAACGGCTCGGGCTCGACGCGGCGCACGTGCACGACCAAGCCGCCTTGCCCGTCGAAGGCGCAATCGCCGACTTCGTAGATCGTGCCGTCGGTGTCGGTGATGCGGTCGTGCGTGGTCAGCGGCGCCTTGATCTCGACCAGCCGGAAGCCGAACGTGGTTTCCTGTTCGTCGTAAACGCTGCCGTCCTGCAACTGCACCGCCGCGGTGCGACTCGAAAAGATGCCGCGCGCGTTGTAGGGCGCGGCACCGGGGATCGAGCGTCGGGGATCGATGACGACCGTTCGGGCGAACGTCTCCATGTTCGGGTAGAGAACGAGCCCCGAGAAGTCGATGGGCATCGATCAGAACGTGGCGTTGAGCCGGACGTTGACGGTCGCGACGCCGTTCGCCGCCGCCGCCGCGGCAACGCCGATCTTGGTGTTGCCGGTCGAGGTCACGGTGCAGCGATGGTTGGCGTTGTCCCAATAGAGGGCGTCGCCTTGGTTCGGCGCGTCGGTGCCGAGCTTCGGCAGCGAATAGACGCCGACCAGCCACAGCGCGTAGGTGTCGCCGATTGCGGCATCCGATCCGGCGACGCCGAACATGGTGCCGACGAGTTGACCGCTTCCGCTCGTCACCGCCGCGGTCGCGACGACATCGATGGCCCGGCCTTCCTGTACCCAATTCTTCATGGCTTTGACTCCGGTTGAGGGAACGACCGGCCCAACAAAAAAGCCCCGCTAGGGGCTCGCCGGATCGGTCGCCTGTTGGGGGGCTATCGGTCAGCGCCGACGGTGCTGATCGCGGCCGTGCTGCTGCTCGCGCTCGGCCTGCGCCGCGCGCTCTTGCTCGTGCCGCTGCGCGTCCTCGCCGATGCCCTC